AAAAGTTATTGCTTACATAAGCATCACCACTCTCTTTATTAATGGAAGTGTAATATGGAAGAGCGGCGTAAGTCACACCATCTTTTACTCTACCAACGAGCTTTAGATATACATCCTTACCCTTCTTCTCATTAAGAAGTTTCTGTGCCATAGTAGCTACATCTTTAAAAGACTTTGCATTACCAACAACTTTCTTCAACTTCTCAAAACCCTCCTTATTAATAATAGCCAAGCAGTGTGCAAAGAACATCATTGCTCTATCAGCATTAGAAGGATTCTCACCACCCCAATTATTAGGAGTACGTTCAACATCTTGACCCTTTACATCAGGGAGGAATAGGTTCTCTTCATAATACCCATGCTCTCCTTCAAAACGTACTTTAAAGATGTCGTAATCAGTACCATTCTTTTCAGAATGAAGTACATCTACCTTACTCTCTACAAACTTAACCTTGTTAATAGAGAAAGGACGTAAACGCTTATCAGAAGCAACACCTGTGGTATTAGTAAGACCACCAAAATTAAAACTACTCATTTTCTTTCTAATTTAAATTAAACTACAAAAATTTTTAATTACAAACTTGCTAACATGGCTTGAAAATCATCACCATCAATCTCTTCTGCATCTTCTGGAATATCATCATTTAATTGATCCAAGTTCTCAGATAAACCTTCTGGAAGATCTACATCTTCTACAAGATTATCATCACTTTCTACAGGTTCTGGAGTTTTATCGCCTTTAAGAATAAATGTTCCATCCTCTGTAGCTTCCAAAGTAAATACAGTACCATAAGCTGCAAGTGCATCATGATTAGCACCTCTACAAGCTACGGTAAAAGATTTAGTAAGACGATTACCTGACTTACATTTAAATGCTTCATCAGTTCCTAATACAGGAGTTTGAACCTTATCAATTTTTCTAAACTTGATATTAAGCTTAGCTTCGGGTTCTACACCCATAAGTTCAACAGCTGCTGTATTTAGCGTGTACTTATTATCTGCTAGTATAAGTTGAGGTTCAGAAGATTCACCTTTCTTTGCCTTCTTGGGTTTAGCGGCAGTAGCTGGAATCAAGTCTTTAACTTCTCCAGTATTAGGATTAACTGCTACAAACTTATTTGCACTCTCATCAAACATCAAATTCCACGCTTCCATATTAGTCTTCTCCATTTTCAAATTTGTTAATTGTATCTATAACGAGCTTCATATTAGGTTCAATGTACTTATCAGTAAAACATCCAGCAACAGTACGACATGTATCATTACCATTAGTTTTAGTTCTAAATCTATACTGAACTTCATCATTTTCATCTTTAACTACGTCTGAGTAAATTATGTAACTGAACAAACCATCCAATACTACAGTTTTATCTAGCATTTTACCAGATGAATATAGCTTGTAAGTAGGTTCCATATCTGTACCATCATTAATAATATGAGAAATAATTACTACAGTCAAATCATCTCGGAGTTTATCAGCTCCTGTCATAAGATCATAATAATTCTTAGCTTGTTGTGTAAACTTCTCAAAACCTTTTACAAGAGCATTCTCCATAATTTCATTACTTAAACAGTAATTAATATCATCAAGAACAATAACTTTAATATCCTCTCTAGTAGAAGATACAAGTTTCAAGATTTTACCAATATTCTCATAATTATTACTAACATACCAATTTCCTTCAAGCTTACCTCCATTAGTTGTTACCTTCTTATATTTCTTACGAAATCCAGGTATTTGTAACTGTTTGTTAGTACAGCTAACAATAAAAGTTTCTTCAGGATCTAAGTATCTTAATGATGTACTCTTACCAGTATTACTGAATCCAGCTACGCAAATTACATTGCTCATTTACATTACAAATTTAAAAGGTTGTTTGCTGTTATCTAATACTACTTCTTTTATCTCTTCTTCTTTATCTATAGAATCTCCAATGATATAGGCTGGACTAGTAAATAGTGACCAGTCATTTACTTCCTCAGGTTTAGGCATATCATGCCAATAACCCATCTTACCAAAGAAATTCACACCTAATTCAATACTAGATGCTCCATCACGAGCTTTTTGTATTGTAATTACACGAAAATTATCTTGCAATATTTTAATATCATACTTACTGTATGTTGCAAGCTTTTCTCTATGTGGATTAAAAATTGAGATAGCTACCTCACAATCCTGTGCTGGATTACCAGAATCCTTTATATCGTTCAATGTAAGATTATTTAAACCTTGCTTCCTTCTCTCGATATTAGCGGAATCTCTATTAGTCTGCATAATCACTACGGGACTAATACCACAAGCATTTCTCAACATTACTAATACTCTTGATACTGCATCTATTTCATTCTTTAATTGTGAAGCAGATGCTTTTACTAAACCAATATGATCTATAACCACATTATGAATTAGTTCTGGATCATTAGGAGCATACAGAATTTCTGCTTCGTCCCCTTTACCCTTAATATCAAGCTTACCAGTATTTTTTAATTCATTTACTAACTTATTATACAAATAAGTAGCTGTACAAGTTTTATCATAGATTTTCACAATCTTCTTAGCTTGTTGCAGCCAGGGTTTACTCTCTTTTAGTAGGTCGTAATACTCATCACAGAGTCTATAGTTCTTCTTCCGAGAAAATATCTCTTTAGAAGATAATTCAATACCATAAGTATCGAATATATGCAAGCATAATAGTCTTGCCCAAATAGTCTTCTCCGCCATTTCGAGCGAAAAATAAGTTACTTTAAACTTACCATCGTTAAAATGCTCTATCATCGGACTATATACATAAGAAAACAAAGTTAATGAACTCTTACCATTACCAGTACCCGAATAGATTAGAGTATATGTTTTAGGACACACTCCATCTACCAAGCCTTCTAGTTTTGAAAGTCCCATTGAAAAACCTTGATTCTTACCTTCTCTACCTCTATCAATTTCTTGAAAGAGGTCGTCAATTGCGTCTATCATATCATTTTAACTGCATTGTAATCAATGTTAGCAATATCACCATTACGAAGAGCTTCAAGTTCTTCCCAACGACGATCTACTACAAAGCTAGCTAACGTGAATTGAATGAATTGTGTATTCTCTTTCGCCCAATTTAATAACTCCATAATCTTATTATGTGTTTCAGTATTCCAATTAATGGCTTTACCATAAGCACGATAAAAATCTTCTAGAGAATCAAACTTACGTGATATACCTCTAAGAGGCACACACGTTCCATTTATATTACCAAACATAGGATAGTTCTCAAACAATTCTTTTCCTAGCTCAAAAGAAGCTTTACAAAAGCCTCTCAGGAAAACTTTATTAAATTCAACAGCGATTGGGTCAAATGATTGTCCTTTTGCCGGAATTTTATAAGTCTTGTTGATTATACCTTTAGTTTGTAATGTAACTAGTATAGAACGAAAGTCACCGCGAACATCTTCGGGCAATGCGAAGTAGCGGTATAAATAAGAATCATCTTCTTCTTGTGCTAAAAGCAGAATTCGTATGACAAAAAGTTCATTAGGATTTAGGTGATATTTAGTAAATATACCCAATTCCTCATCAATCGTGTTAATCAAAACAGAATATTTAACTTAAATAGTATTAATATTCTGTAGAATTGTTTATACCTCTTTCGAGGGCTTAGATACTACATAGTGGAAATAGGGTTATCTTAGACTTAATCTCTATTTATGCACGGTAGTGCTCTATGGCTTCAATAATTAAATCACGATTCTGTACATCCTGCGGAACGAAACTATCAGGCTCTACAGTAGATGCAACTAATTTACTTATTTTTATTTGTGTATCATAGTTGTATTTGCCAAGCCAACACAAGTAAGATGTTAAACATTTACGCCTGTGTTGTACCCGTTCTACTAAGTCTGGCAGTATCTTATCCTTAAATGCTTTTTCAATGATAAACTTTACATTAACTGATTTAGTCAAATCCCATAACTTAGGATCATCAATATCAAATGTTACTTTCATTTTAGAAACGGAATGTAAATTTTGAAATTGGTTTCTTATAAGTTTCATAAGGTTCACCACGTAACACCTTCATAAGGTTATCAGCATCAATAGGAATGGATGTAGTATCTTTGTGTGATTTCTCAAACCAAGATGTTTCTACAGTATTATTGAGTACAAAAGTAAATACTTCTGCAATCTTATTACCTTCCTTTCTAATAGCTCTTCCCTTACGTTGTATGTAACGTGTTGGTGAGGAATCATAACCTAGCATCACTGCTACATTAATTCCTGGAACATCTAGTCCTTCGTCAGCTTTTTTAACTGTATTAAGCACACCAGAGGACATTTTCGTAAATTCTTCGATAGTGATCCTACCTTTCTTTTTTGAATCTTTCCCTGTATATACATAGCCAATCCCAATGGACTCAGCAATATCAGTAGTAGCAGAAAAAGTGATGATCTTTGCATTTGGACGAAACTTGATAATTTCACGAGTTAATTCGATTTTCTTAGGGTGATTATTTATATACTTCTTTCTTGCTTGTAGTACTCTAGCAAAAGCAGTAGCATGATAAGTAATCAACTTCAGGGCATCTTTTTTATTTAGTTCTGGATTTAGAGCACATATATGCTCTCTATAGGCTAAACGAGCTTTATACCCATTCTTACCTAACATTTCCATTGCTACATCAAAATTATACATGAAAAATTCGAAGTGTTTATTAAACTCTGCTGAGAGATTTTTATACACATCTATATCATCTACATCTAACATTATTTTATATTCAACACTTTCAGCTACCCAGCCATTAGCAATAGCTTCTAGACTAGTTATTTTATCTACAACAGGACAATACTTATATAGTAATTCATGTTTACCATCAAGTCTTTCCATAGTTGCCGATAAAGCAAGAATAAATCTGTATTTCACTTTATTAAATAAGGTGATATTTAAATCACTAGCATAACGATGCGCCTCATCTAATATTAGTAAATCTACATTATATTCATTCTTAATAAGTGTATTTATAATAACAACCTCAGATGTAAGTCCTAGTCCTTGTTTATCCAACTGTGTTATCCACTGTTTTTGCAAAGTCTCCGTAGGAACGACAACTAATATACGTAATCCTGGAAATTTCTTATTAAGAACTGTGGCTCCCATAAGGGCAATTCTTGTTTTACCCATTCCGGTGGGAGCTAATATGGCTCCCTTACATTTATTAGCTATCCAATATTTTAAAGATTCTTTTTGACGTTCAGTTCTAGTAAGTTTAGGAAATAAATCCTGTTCTTCC